CGCGCGCGTTCATCGAATGCGTGATGGGCGTTTGACATGAAGCTGCGCTCGCCATCTGCAACCGCCTGACCCTGCGCCCGGCCGTCTGGATTGGCTCTGAGCCGATCGGACCGCACTGCGCCAGGAAGAACGGCCTGATGCAACTGGGCCGGCGCCTGAAGCTGGCGCGCGCCAAGGCATCGGCTGAGAAAGACATCAAGACCATGGATCTGTTTGAGGGATTGGAATGCTGATTTTGGGGATCGACCCGGGCGTGAATACCGGCATAGCCTATTACATCGACGGAAAGCTGGACAAGCTGGCCACCATTGAGCCGCACCAGATCGAAAACGCCATCAGCCTGTTTGTGCCGGATAGGGTGGTGTTTGAAGACAGCCGCCTGCAGTCGCACACCTGGAGCCAGGTAAAAAGCCGACCGGCTGCGCTGAAGATGGCGCGCAACGTCGGCGAGATTGACGCCTGGTGCCGGCTGATCACTTCGATCTGCGGCGACCTTCGCATCACCGCCCATGGCATCAGCCCGAAAGGCAAGGGCATCAAGATGGATCACGTCATGTTTTGCACGCTGACTGGCTGGACGGGTCAATCAAACCAGCACACGCGAGATGCCGCCATGGTGGCCTGGCCGTACCGGAAGGCTGCCCATGGCTGAGACGCTGACCATCCAACTGTTCAACCGCCAGCAGGCCTGGGCGGCGATCAAAGAGCAGCTGTTTCCGTTTCTGGCCAAAGTCCTGCAGGCAGAAAAGCGCTGGATTATGAAGCTGGTGCCCGAGACGCGCAGCATGGCTCAGAACCGACTCATGTGGCCGATCCTGACCGAGTTCAGCCGCCAGCTTGAGTGGCCTGTCGATGGCCGTATGACCCGCATGGAGCCCGACGAGTGGAAGGACGTGCTGACAGCCGCATTCCGTGGCGAGCAGGTCCGCCTAGCCATGGGACTCAACGGTGGCGTTGTCCTGCTGGGACAGCGCACCAGCAAGTTCACCAAGGAGCAGTTCCGCGACTGGATTGAGTTCCTCTACGCGACCGCCGCCGACCGTGATGTCCGACTTCCCGCCTGGAGCTGGCAGCAATGAACAACAAGCTGAACGCCAAAGAGCGCCTGCACATCGCGCGCGTCAAAGAACTTCCGTGTTCTGTCTGTGACGAGCCCGGACCGAGTGACGCCCACCACGTCAAGCAGGGAAACCAGTTCACCGTGGTCGCCCTGTGCAAGAGCTGCCACCAGGGTTCCCTGCTGGGATGGCATGGCCAAAAGCGCGCCTGGAGCCTGCGCAAGATGGACGAGCTGGACGCTTTGAACGTAACGATTCAACGACTGATTACCGTATGACCACCCGAAAAGAACGCCTGCTGAACCTGTGCCGCGAAGACGGCGACTGTCTGATCTGGACGGGTTCATGCTCCACCAAAGGCCATCCGATGCTGGGCAAGCACACCGCCAAGCGCGCGCTGTGGACTGCCAGCCGTGGGCCACTGGCCAAGAACGAAGTGATCGTGAGCACCTGCGGCAATGTGATGTGCCTGGCACACCTGGCCAAGAAAACGAAATCCAGCGTTGCCGCGGAAGTGATGGCCCGACCCGACGTCAAGGCGCGCAAGATCGCTGCCAACCTGCGCACCCGCGACAGCAACCCACTGGCCAAGATCAACATGGCTATCGCCCGGGATATGCGTGCGCTCAAGGGAGTCAAGACCCGCCAGGAAATCGCCGAGCAGTTCGGCGTGAGTGTGGGACTGGTCAAGAAAGTCCAGCTCAATGAAGCCTGGAAGGAAGCGGAATTCAACCCGTTCGCGGGGCTGTTCACTGGCCTGATGGCCGCCAATCAACCACAACGGAGCATTGCAGCGTGACCCAAAAGCACAGCCACTATTTCAAAGACGTGAGCCACCTGCAGAAAGTCGACGTGTACCGGGTTCTGGAACTGTTCCAGGTCATCAACCCCTGCCTGCAGCACGCCATCAAGAAGCTGCTGGTCGCCGGCGGCCGCGGCGCGAAGGACATCAGCCAGGATGTGCAGGAAGCCATCGACACGCTGGTGCGCTGGCAAGAGATGCAGCACGAGGTAGAACCTCCGTTTGACCCGGCTGAGGTTTTCCGAGAGCACATGAAAAGTATGAATCGGAAATGGTAGTCGTAGATGCTTTCAGAAAATGTGCCTGCGATCCAGCAGGAAGCCAAGCGAAGCATCATGGCTGCGGAGATTTTCCCTGCGCGATGGTCGTCCGTTCTTCTGCCGAGGTGCAAGCATGACCGCCCGCGAACGCATCTCCTACGCCCAGACATCCTCAGACCTGGGTGACGTGCCCGTCGACGAGATCGGCGACATCGACGTCATCCGCGCCTGCGGAATGGCCGGCCAGGACAACCCGATCGGCTTGGCGCTGTGGCGTTTCAAGTACGCCGATGATCGCCGTGAGGTGTTCTACCTGGCCAGCCAGCTGATCGTTATGGGGTACGACCGCCGGCTGGTTGTCAAAGTCCTGAAGCACATCGCCAATGACCGGTGCGACGACTGCGAGGGCAGGGGATACCAGGTTATCCCCGACACACCGATCCTGTCCGATGAAGTCTGCCCGGCCTGCCAAGGTTCAGGACGCAAGACCATTGAGGGTGAAGCCGAACGCGACCTGGTCGAGTACTTGGCTAGCCTGGAGCGCATGGTCGCAGGCAACATCATGAAAAAACTTGCCACGGATATGGAGCTGTGACTATTGAAAGGGGAATGCTCCCCTGAGAAAATATCGCTCGGGCTGGTGCGTCTGCACTGGCCCAGATGTTCCAAGGTAGCACAGCGGTAGTGCAGCGGACTGTTAATCCGTCGGTCGCTGGTTCGATCCCAGCCTTTGGAGCCATCAAGACTGTGGGTTGTTGGGTTGCGGCTTGCTTCGGCGTTTAAACCGTGGCCTACAGCCCTCAGCCTTGATGGTGTAGCTCAGAACCTAGATAGAGCGCCGGGGCAACCCGGAGGCCGGCAGGATGGACAGTCTGCCCGCCATCAAAGAGCACCGGGCCGCAGTTTGTGTGGGTCTGCGCCGGATCATGCGAACCACAGGGAAGGCCACCCAAGGCCGGACACCTCGGAAAGACGGGGATGAGCGTTTCCTACCCGTCTGCTGGTGAATAGGTAGGTCAAGCCCGGGCAACTCGACTGATGAGGCCACTGAGGCCGAAACCGTAAGGTATCGAGAGTCCTCCACGCCCGGAGTTGCAGAGGACACAGCAGCAGTGACACCCAGGAAAGACTGGGGCCATCACACATGCGGCTTGATAGCCTGCAGACGAGTCAGCCCATTGGCTCCAAGCGGGTAATGGCATGGAGCGCCAACCGCCCTGGCGGTCAGGTTGCAGCTGTGATGGTCAAGCGACATGGCGGGGGATTTAGACCCCCATAAGATCATTTCCATGAGCAGGCCTGGGGGTTCCCGGGCGCCATCAGCCACCAAAGCGGAGGAACCCGCGATGAGCGGCTTGACACCGTGCCAGGCAGGGCGTTCCCGCTGCGACCCAGGTAGCGTCACGACACTGGGGCCATCAACCCATAGAAGCCTCTGAGCAGAAATGCCCAGGGGCTTTTTTGTTTCTGACACCCAGAAAACCCAGGCAGCTCACCCGACCACCGGGATTCCCTCCACCCGGATCTGGAAGGAACAGCCTGGCCCCAGCGGCAGGGTGGGCAAACCCTCCGCCGCCGACCGCCCCAGCCAGTAGCGCGAACTAACCCATCGCCGGCTGGGGCGCGCCGGCTTTTCATCCAACCCCATAACGGAGCGGGTAACACCCATGACTGAGAAGAAGGCTCCCGATTGGGAGCGAATTGAAACTGAATATCGCGCTGGTGTTCTGTCTGTCCGTGAGATCGCCGCCACACACAGCATCTCGCATACAGCCATCAACAAGCGCGCCAAGGCTGAAGGATGGGAACGCGACCTTCAGGCAAAGATCCAGGCCAAGGCTGAAGCACTGGTTTCCAAGCGTGAGGTTTCCAGCCAAGTTTCCACGGAAACCGCTGCAACCGAGCGGCAGGTTATCGAAGCCAACGCCATGCGGATTGCTGACGTCCGGCTGGCCCACCGCTCGGACATACGCCGCAATCGTGAGTTGACGACCAAGTTGCTCCAGGAACTGGAAGGGCAGACTGAAAACGCCGACATCCTGGATGAACTGGGCGAGCTGATGCGCCGCGAGGACGACAAGGGTGTCGACCGGCTGAATGAGATTTACCGCAAGGTCATCAGCCTTCCGCAGCGCGTGGACAGCATGAAGAAGCTGGCCGACACGCTGAAGACGCTGGTCGAGCTGGAGCGCAAAGCCTACGGCCTGGACGCCGACGACAAGGGTAAGGGCGTCAATCCTCTGGACAAATTGAGTCCTGAAGACGTGGACGCGCGCATCGCTGAGTTGGAGAGGAAGCTTGGCCGCGCTTGAAGACCGACTGGAGCTGATGCAGCTGCTGGAAAAGCAGTTGCACGACAGGGCCAAGGACAGCTATGCCGATTACGTGCGCGCAACGATGGACTATGAGCCAGCGTTGCACCACAAGCTGCTGATCCATGAGCTGGAGCGCGTTGAAGCTGGAGAACTGGACGTCCTGATCATCTCCATGCCGCCAGGCTCTGCGAAGTCGACTTATTCGTCCGTTGGCTTCCCGGCCTGGTATCTGGGCAAGAATCCGCACAAGTGCGTGATCTGCGCGTCCAATACCGGAGAGCTGGCCGAGCGCTTCGGGCGCCGTTCCCGCGGACTGGTCGGCGGCCAGGCTCACCGCTCCATCTTCCCGGACAGCGAGCTGTCAGCCGAGTCGGCAGCTGCAGGGCGGTGGGAAACCACCAAAGGCGGAGAATACTTTGCTGCCGGTGTCGGCGGCACCATCACCGGTCGCCGTGGCGATCTGATCCTGATTGACGACCCGGTCAAGAGCCGAGAGGAAGCCGACAGCGAGACGATCCGCGAAAAGCAATGGGCCTGGTTCCGTGATGACCTGCAGACCCGCCTGAAGCCGGGCGGCGCCATCGTCATCATCATGACCCGCTGGCACGAAGACGACCTGGCCGGCCGATTGCTGGAGGACATCAAGAAACACCCGGGCCAGCGCGTCAAGGTGCTCAAGATCCCGATGGAAGCCGGCCTGGACGATCCGCTGGGCCGCGAGCCTGGCGAAACGCTGTGGCCGGAATGGTTTACGCCCGAGATGGTGGCCATCGCCAAGCGCGAGCCGCGCACCTGGTCGGCGCTGTACCAGCAGGAGCCGCGTCCCATCGGTGGCGGCGAGTTCAAAAGGAATGGCTGCAGTATTGGGGACGCACCCCAATGGTCGGCCAGAAGATCCTGCTGGTCGATCCATCATCCGGCAAGAGCAAGACCCGCGGCGACTTCACCAGCATGTGGGTGGTCGGCATGGGGCCAGACGGGAACGATTACGTTGTCGACGGCATCCGCGACCGCCTGAACCTGACCGAGCGCACCGAAAAGGTTTTTGAGCTGGTCCGCCGTCACAAGCCGGCATGCGTTGGCTATGAGCAGTACGGCCTGCAGGCAGACATCGAGCACATCAAGCAAGAGATGGAGCGGCAGCAGTTCCGCTTCCGCGTGATGGAGCTGGGTGGATCGACCAAGAAAGAGGACCGCATCCGGCGCCTGATTCCATCGTTCCAGATGGGTCGCACCTGGATGCCGCAGTCAATGGTGCGCGTCATGTCTGACGGACACCAGAGAGACATCATGGACGACTTCCGGGCGGAATACACCGCCTTCCCGGTCGCTGCCCACGACGACGCCATGGACTGCCTGGCGCGCAAGGAAGAGCCAGAGATGCGGCGCTACCTGACGCAGCCTGAGATTCCCAAAGCACTCCCCACGATCGGTTACGGCGTCCTGGACGCCAGCACCGGTTATTGACAACCCCAACCCGGAGATCAACCCATGAAGCACGAGCACATCGAGCCCGTCAGCGACGAGTCCATCGAGGCCGCCATCCAGCGAGTCAATGCCAACGTGGCGCCCCGCGTGACAACGGCGGACGTCGAGGCGAACATCGTTGGCGAGCACTATTTCACCGCTGCCCAAGGAACGCTAGGGGCTATTGCGGCAGATAACAAGGCCGAGACACTGCACATTCCGGAAGGGAGTTTTGACGCTCCACTGCGGTGCTTGGACTTGCTGACCTTCTGCGTCCTGGTGCTGAAGAACGGCTTCACCGTCACCGGTGAGTCGGCCTGCGCCAGCCCTGAGAACTTCAACGCCGAGATCGGCCGCAAGATCGCGCGCCAGAACGCCGTGGCAAAGATTTGGCCGCTGATGGGCTACCAGCTCAAGGAGCGTCTGCACCAGGCCGCCATCGTGGCCGAAGCCTGCCGCAACTCAATCGGCGGGAGCGCATCGTGAGCGGCCGCAAGTTCGTAGGCATCTACCTGCTGTGCCTGGCTGTCGTTGTCATCTTTTTGCTGGCGGCAACCGGATGCAGCCGACGCGATGACGTTGTCTACCAGCAAGGCGTACCGCCGCAGGTAGCCCCGCCTCCATACGTCCAGCAGCAAGCAGCGCCTGCCGTCGTCCAGGCTCCAGCGCAGCCGGTCATCGTCCAGCAGGGCGGTGGCGACAACATGGTCCGTGACATGCTGATCGGCGGAATGATCGGACATGCACTGTCCGGCGGTGGATCTGGCGGTGGTGGCGGCTACAGCAGCCAGCGCCCGACCGTCGTCAACAAGACCGTCATTCACCAGACGCAGGTCAACCAGACCGTCAACCATGCGCCCGATGCCAAGCCGGCCGTGTCTGCGCCGCCTCCTGCAGCCACTCCAAAGCCTACACCTGCAGCGACTCCCAAGTACAGCGGGCCGACCAGCTACGCCAGCGTCCGCACGTCTCCGTCCGTCTCCTACTCCATCCGTCGAAAGTGAACGCCATGACCGCAACGATCAAACCCACTGTCGGCCGCAAGGTCTGGTTTTTCCCTGGCACCGGCCCGATTGGTAACTTCAAACTGAGCGAGCAGCCGATGGATGCCACCATCATCCACGTATGGGGAGACACCTGCGTCAACCTGTTCGTCGTGGATCACAAGGGTGGAAAACACTTCGTCAGCAGCGCCTACCTCAACAGCAACCCCGAAAGCCGCCCGACCTATGGCTGCTGGGAGTGGATGCCATACCGAGTAGGCCAGGCCGCCAAGGCTGAGAAAACAGAAAAGCCGCTTGACATGGAGGCATTGTCCGCCGCCGTCGTGAGCTACATGGTCGAGTCCGGCATGGTGTCTGAGGTCAACGACTGCAGCTGCAGCGACTGGGATGAATGCCCGTTTGCCGATCTCGATGTCGATGATGGGCTGCTGGACTTTGGCGATGCGCTGCATCTGCTGAAGGACGGCGCCAGGGTAACGCGCATCAATTGGCTGGGTAACTACCTGTATATGGCTGGTGACCTCGTCTGTGAATACAGCGCGCACCGTGACGAATGTCATGTGTGGGGTCCATTGCCGACGGACATTGTTGCCGAAGACTGGGTGATCGTCGAATGAGCGCGCCGCGCAAGCCGGCCCTGGTGCTGATCCAGGGCGACCATGCTGCGCGCTACGTCAACGGCGTCCAGGAATCCATCGTTGAGGTGGACTGGGAAGCCGGCTATGAGGTGCACGCAGTGATCGAGGACTACCGGGCCAATGGCCTGCAGGAGTAATCCATGACGCCTGAACTGTTGTTTGAGCACATATCGGCCGCAGTCCTTGGACTTGGGCTGTCAGTGTTCGTGCTGATCATCATCGCCGGATTCATGGGGCTGCTGGACGGCTTCAACAAGGATTGACCATGGCCAAGTACCGAAAGAAACCTGTCGTCATTGAAGCCATCACCTGGGACGAGTTCATCGAGCATGGCCGCAAGATTTGCATTCTGGAAGGCAGAGAGCACAACATCATCAACGGCATGCCGTGGTCATTCATGTATTCCGGACATCCGATCACGCATGAGCATGACCGCGCCTACATCATCCCCACACTGGAGGGCTCGATGTTCATGACGCCTGACGACATGCTACTCACTGGAGTGAAGGGCGAAATCTACCCCTGCAAGATGGACATTTTCCTGGCCACTTACGAGGAAGCCTGACCATGAGCTACCTGAAGCTGCATCACGAAGTCCAGGAGCTGCGCGAGCGCGTCCGCCAGCTGGAAGCTGAGCTGGCCATGTTCCGACCGTTCAACACCCGTCGTCGTCCCCAGGATGGAGGCAGCGGTGCACCGGCGCACCCAGCGCAGCCAGTGGCATGGCCGACCCCGATGCATGAAGACCCGCCGCCTCCAACGTGGTGGCAGTCAATCTGCGGGTCAATCACTCCATTGCGCGGTGGTGGACACTCTTTTGCGCATTGACGCTTGAAAGGGGAATGCGTTCGCGCTACATTCCCCCCCGAGTCAGTGCGTCCATTAACCGCAGACTCATGACAAGCCGGCCACAAGCCGGCTTTTTTCATTTCCGAGGCTCGCCCAGATTCGATCTGCGCGGGCCTTTTTCATTTGGAGCGCCAGATGGCCACCATCGAAATCAGCGGCCCGGACTCCCAGGGCCAATACACCGTCGAGGTCGAAAGCGATCAAGACGAAGCCCAGGAGCAGGCAGCTGGCGGTGACGCCGCCGGCGACGACTCCGGCTCTGGCGATTCCAGCCAGGGCGGCAACTCCATCACCTGCGGTTCCATCCGTGAAGTTCTCCAGGCTGTCAAGGACATCCTGCAAGGCCAAGGCGCAGGCGGCGCGTCTGGCTCTGATATGTGGAACCAAGAGGCCGCCAAGACCGCTGCAGCTCGCTCGCAGCAATCCCAATCCTACTAAGGAGCCTTTATGGCAATGCAAGATTTCTCTTCGCCGTCTGGCCGCAATCTCAATACCAAGGTTGCTGCGCCCGCGGGCGGCAAGTCCATCGGCTCTGGCTTCAACAAGGGCCAGAACAACGGCGGCACCGGCACCACTTCTGACGGCGGCGGCAAGAAGCCCAGCCCGCAGGCCGGCTTCAACAAGGGTCAAGTGACCGGCGGCTCTGGCTCCATGCACCGCAACCCGGGCAAGTTCTCCGGTGGCGGCGTCATCAACGGGAAGGTCTGAAAACCATGTTCACGACCTTGATTCACAAGTTGACCGAGCAGACCGTCGTCCTGTTCGATGACGCCGTCGCTGGGTTCAAGGCCGAAATCGCCGACGTCGAGCACTGGCTGACCGAAGACGAGTACGCCGCTTCGCTGTCTTCCGCTGGTGCCCAAGACGCACCGGCCGCACCTGGCGAGCCCGTTGTCGTCGCTCCCGCTGAACCTGCAGCCCCGGCAGATCCCGCCGCCGCTGTCTGACCTATTCCCCAACCACCAACCGGAGAGAGCGCCATGGGCGTTGCATACCTGAAATTTGAAGACGGCGAGACGCCGGGCGATGTCACCGTGTCCGGTGGCATTGAAGGCATCCTGAATCCTGGCTCTGCTGCACACCTGACCGTGCTGCGCCTGAGCAAGCACACCGAAGCCATGGGCCAGTTCCTGGCTGCGCTGCCGCCGTTTCAATTGACCGACCTGCCTGAAGGTGTGGAGGTTGCAAAGCCTGACGCTGTCGCCGAGGAAAGCGCCGCCTGATGGACTTCCCGACCTTCGCAGACCCGGAGGAATCTCCGGTCGACGATATTGATGTCGACGCGATCATGGACGACGAAGAGCGTCAGCAGGCCCAGGCGCAAGCCATGGCCGAGCGGCTGCAGCTTTTCAGCGCCGCGGTCGCCAAGACGCGAAAGCACTACGTCGACGGTCGCCGCGCGTCCGGTCTGGAGAAGGAATGGCTGGAGGCCGAAGATGCTTACAACAGCATCGACGACGCCAACCGATCAGCCGCTGCCATGATGGACGCGGTCGCCGCTGGCGGCCCGATCGTCAACAACAAGGCCAAGCCGACCCGCTCGACTGTCTTTGTCGGCGTCACACGCCAGAAGACCAACGTCGCCGAAGCGCGCATTGCTGACATCCTGCTGCCGACCGACGACCGTAACTGGGGCATCAAGCCGAGCCCCAAGCCCGAGCTGACGGCCGCCATCAAGCGCGAGCAGCAAGCCGAACAGCAGGCGATGTCTGCCCAGATGCAGCAGCCGGTCCAGTCGCCGGCACTGGCCCAGCAGACGCCAGTGGCACAAGCCGCCGGCCAAGCCATGCAGCCGAGCCAGCCGGAGAACATGCCCTGGACGCCAGGCCAGCCGCAGCCGGGCATGGTGGTGCAGCAGCCGGGCCAGACCAAGGCCGCCAGCCAAATCTGGGACGAAGCCCTGCAGGCCGCAGAGGCAATGCAGGACACCATCGAGGATGCACTGATCGACTGCGATTGGAATGGCATCCAGCGCAAGGTGATCCACGACGCTGCCGTCCTGGGCACCGGTGTTTGCAAGGGGCCGTTCGCCACCTCGACCATCAAACGTGCCTGGACGCCAGTGAAGGACATCACCGGCAACGTGGTGCAGGTGCTGGAGATCAAGGAAGAACTCAACGCATCCAGCGCTTGGGTCAGCCTGTGGAACTTCTTCCCCGACCCGTCCTGTGGTGACAACATCCACGACGGTGGCGGCGCGATGGAACTCAAGTTTCTGACGCCGCGCAAGGTTCGTGAGCTGGCCAAGCAGCCGGGCTACCTGAAAGACCAGATCGCTCAGGTGCTGGAAGAAGGCCCGCGCCAGGCCACCGGCGCCATCGACGCCCGGATCATGGCCCGCATGCGCGCCGAAGATCCTGCCCTGATCAACGGCCAGTCCAGCCTGTACGAAGTCTGGGAATACTGGGGCGAATTCGACGCCGAAGACCTCAAGGCTGCTGGCGTTGACGTGGGCACCGACCCGCTCAAGGCCATGTCCGGCTGTGTCGTGATGATCAACGACACGATCGTCAAGGCCTTCCTGCACCCCATGGAAACCGGCGAGCTTCCCTATGACGTGTACGTCTGGGAAAAGCGCGCCAACAGCTGGGCCGGCTACGGCGTCCCGCACCTGGTCAAGTGGCAGCAGCGCGTCATCAATTCCGCCTGGCGGATGATGATGGACAACGCTGGCTCCGTGGTCGGCGATCAGATCGTCGTCAAGTCCGGCGTCATACAGCCAGCTGACCAGCGCTGGGAGATTTCAGGGCGAAAAGTCTGGTGGTGCACTGACGAGAGCATCGACGTGCGCAATGCATTTGCCACGTTCTCGTTCAACAGCCACCAGAACGATTACGCCCAGATCATCCAGATGGCCGAGCAGTTCATGGACTCGGAATCTGGTGTACCGCAGATCGCCCAAGGCGAGCACGACGGCGTGCCAGACACCGTGGGCGGCATGCAGATCCTGATGGCCAGCGCCAACACCGTGGTGCGCCGACTGGTCAAGCAGTACGACGACATGATTACGCGCCCCCATCTGCGTCGGTATTACGACTGGATGATGGAGCACAACCCAAACCCGGAAATCAAGGGCGATTTTCAGGTGGATGCCCGCGGCAGCTCTGCGCTTGTGACCCGCGACATCCAGAACCAGGCCTTCATCAACCTGATGAACCTGGCTCAAAACCCGATTTACGGGGTCTACATCGACCCCAAGAAACTGTTTGAAAAGGCGCTGCAGGCCCAGCACATCGACCCGGCCGAAATCATGCGCGCCGACGAAGAGATCGACGAGATCCAGAAGCAGCAAGCCGGCAAGGGGCCGACCGATCCGAAGGTGCAGGCCGCGATGATCAATGCCCAGGCCCACCTGCAGGTCGCTCAAGCCCGCAACCAGGGCCAGCTGGCTCTGCAGCAGGCTCGATCGCAGGCCACCATGGCCATCGAGCAGACCCGCGCCCAGGCCGAGATCGCCTACGCCAACACCGAAGCGCAAATGGCCAAGGACAACCAGGCCGGCGATGTGCTCAAGCTGCAGATGCAGGAGCGCCTAGCCATGCTGACCTACGCGAACCAGCACCAGATGACCATCCAGCAGATCAATGCCGAGCTGGCCAAGGTGCAGATGCAGGAGCAGACCAAGCGCGAACTGGCTCAGACCGAGCTGCAGATGGCCGCGATGGAAAACGAACGCAGCCGCCGCCACGACATCAACATGCATCACCTGCAGACCGTGACCGATGCGGCCAACCCGCCGGACGTCATGCCAGGGATGCCTGCCACTCAGGAGTAACCCATGGCAACCATCCCATTTTCTCTCGACCGGCAAGTCGCCAGCCAAGACGACTCCGTCATCGTCGCCACCTGGACCGGCTTTGCTGCCAGCGGTGACGTTGGTGTAGCGATTCCATTTTCGGCCTGGTCCGACAAGACCTGGGTCATCACCGGATCGTTCACCGGCTCGCTTGGCATCACTTGGAAGGCTCCAACGACGGCACCAACTGGGCGCCGCTGACTGGCCGCGCCGGTGGCACGCAGACCGCGACCACGGCTGCCGGTGTTTTCACATCTGCCGACCGTCCTGTTTATGTGCGTCCGCGCGCATCGGCCGGCACCGGTGGCGCTGCCGTCACCGTCTCGGTGGCCTGCCACCGGATTGACCTCGCAGGCATGGGCCGGTGATCCAGGCACATGACCCGACCTGGGTGGCCATCAAACGCCACCTGGACGAAGAACTCCAAAAGCTGCGCGTCAAGAACGACACGCAGATGCCCGAATCCGAAACGGTGGCACTCCGCGCCCGGATTGCTGCCGTCAAAGACCTGCTGTTGCTGCCAACCAAGTTAGCCGCGACTGCAGCCCATACCGAACCGGTCGCCTGACCCGTTCGATCAACCCCCCTTATGAGCCGCCTTCGGGTGGCTCTTTGTTTTTGGAGAGACGATGAGTACGCACGAAGAACTGCAGGCCATGTGGGAAGAGGAAGCTGCAGCCGCTGCCAAGGGTGACGACACCCAGGCAACTCCCGCCGAGGAAACTCCGCCGGAGCAGACGGCAAGCACTGAATCTGAGCCGCAAGCAAGCGCGCCAGAGCAGACTTCGACAGACACCCCGGCGGTTGACCCGACCGAGGAATTGCGATCACACATCGCGCAACTGCAGGACCGCCTGCGCAAAACCGAAGGCCACATTGGTGGTCTGACCTCTGAGCTGAAGCGCACCAAGGATGCGTTGGCCGCCGGCACTGCCGCCGCCCAGCAAACCCAAGGCGAAGCGCCCACCAGCACCCAGATGCAGACGGCCGCCAAAACCCCGGAAGCGTGGGAAAAGCTCAAGGCCGATTTCCCGGAATGGGCGGAAGGCATCGAGGCCTACATGGCCACCCGACAGCCTGGCGCACAAGCCGCAGGGATCACGCCCGAGCAGATGCAGGAGCGTCTTCAGCAGCAAGAAGCCACTTTGCGTGCCGAGATGGCCACTCGTGTCAACGAGATGTTCGTCGAGACGCGCCACGAGGGCTGGAAAGACACCGTAAAGACCCCCGAGTTTGCGGCCTGGGCGCAGGTGCAGTCACCGGAAATCAAGGCGCTTGCCGCCAGCGACAACCCGGCCGACGCCGTTCGCATGCTCGACCTTTACAAGAAGTCGACGGAAACACCCGCCACTTCGATCGCCACTGATCGCCAAAGCCGATTGGCCGCCTCTGCCACCCCCCGCGGTGAAAAGGTCGCACCCCGCAAGGGCGTTGCCGACATGACCCCCGAGGAACTGTGGGACTACGAGGCTAACCGTCGCGCCAAGGCCAACCAATCCAACTGATTGAAAGGAGCCAGACATGGCATTTCAAGGCTACAGCACGGCCGCTTCCCGGAACCTTATCCGCGCGGCCCAAGGCATGCTTGAGCATGCACAACCCATCACCGTTCTGGGCGACTTCGGCACCCAGCGCGAGATGCCCCAGAACTCCACCGACACCCTGGTGTTCCGTCGCACGCTGCCTCTGGGCGCTTCGCTGACCGGCACGAACATCCAGAACGGTGGCCCGGCCGGCTACATCGGCACCGCCAGCATCGCCGCCAACAACTTCCTGTTGTCGGAAGGTGTGACCCCTAACAGCCAGAGCATCAGCTTCCAGGACGTGTCCGTGCAGCTCCAGCAGTACGGTGTCCTGTTCAAGTTCTCCAGCAAGGTCGAATCTCTGTACGAGGATGACATCCCCGGCGAGATGGTCAAGCTGGTCGGCGAGACGATGGCCGAAGTGCTTGAACTGGTTCGCTATGGCGTGATGAAAGCCGGCTCGACCGTGCTGTACGCCAACGGCTCCAGCCGCTCCAGCGTCAACACCCCGATCTCCCTGAACGTGCTGCGCAAGGCCGCTCGCGTTCTGGAGTCGAACCGCGCTCGCCGTGTGACCAGCCGCCTGGCTCCCGGTCCCAACTTCGCCACCCGCTCGGTGCAGCCGGCCTACCTGGTGTTCATCCACACCGACGTGGAATCCGACGTGCGCAACCTGCCGGGCTTCACCCGTGTCGAGGAATACGGCTCTTACAAGCCGGCCCACGACCGCGAAGTGGGCGCCGTCGAGCAGTTCCGCTTCGTCAGCTCGCCGCTGTTCGCTCCGTTCTCCGCTGCTGGCTCCAGCACGCTGAACGGCTGCGTGTCGGTTGGTAACGCCAACGTCGACGTCTACCCCGTTCTGGTGGTGGCTGAAGACGCTTGGGGCCAGGTCGCATTGAAGGGCTTCAACTCCATCACCCCGGTGGTGCTGAAGGCCAGCGACAAGAACCACGCCAACCCGCTGGGCCAGTTCGGCTACGTGGGTGCCCAGACCTGGTTCAACGCCGTGCGCTTGAACGAAGCCTGGATGGCGCGCGTTGAAGTGGGCGTGACCAACCTGTGATGACCGATGAGGGGCTTCGGCCCCTCTGACACAGAAAGGATTCCCCATGGAAAAATCAAAAAGTACCTGATGGCAGGCCAGCCTGGCGCCAAGCCGGAAGACATCTTCCGCGCGGTCCAGGATCTGTTTACCCGCCAGTGCCTGGGCTCCGCTGCCCTGGCCATCAACGGCGCTGCAGGACCGACCTGGAAGATGGGTAACGCTTCGGCGCTGCCTTACATGATCGGCGGCGTGCTGCTTACCAAGACCGCGGCCACCGCCCAGGCAGTGCCCACCGCAGTCAGCTGGTCCGCTGTCGCCTCGACCTACAACGCAGGCGGTTTCCTGATCGCCCTGGACAACGCCGGCAACATCGTCACGATCCCGACCAACATCACGTCGACGACCACGTCCGCCGCTGCTGCACTGGCCGCCATCGTCTGGCCGGTGGTTCCCGAGACGTATTGCGTCATCGGCGCCATCGTGATCAACAACACGGCCGCCAACACCGCCTTTACCGGCGGCACGACCAACCTGGACGCCGCAAACATTGGTGTGACCTACATCAACGTCACCGGCCCGTTCTACCCCGTCACCCCCATCTGATAGGAGCCAAGCATGAGCTACAACATCAACAACGCCATCTTTGGTGGCAACGTAGCGCTGTCCAGCGCTGGCCTGACTGGCTTGTCCGGTGCGGCAACCACCTACTCGACCGGCGCCACCGCCGTGACCTACGCCATCGGCGGCAAGCTGTACAGCAAGGCCCAGGTGTCCGGCGGCACCACTCCCACGACCGACGTCGTGACCGGCGCCACCTTCAAGGCACTGGGCAAGAACCAGGGCTGTGTCTTCGTCTGGACGCTGGACGCCTCCGGTAACTACGGCGTTGCCCAAGGCCCGATCCCGGTCCAGGCCGCACCACTGGCGCCGTGACCAACGTGGACGACTCCGGCAACTGGACGGCCGCTCCGCAGTTCCCGGCTCTGCCCGACACGCTGACGGCCGTGGCCTATGTGGTCATCCGTACCGCCAGCACGCTGTCCGCCAACTTCGCATTCGGCACCAGCAACTGGAACGCCACCGGCGTGACCGTTGCCACCCCGCAAAACGTGATGTCGCTGCCGGCCTTCCCGCAGACCGCCTAAACGTCAACCTGAGCCCTTCGGGGCTAGCATCAATCATGGCCGCCCTTCGGGGTGGCCTTTTTTTTGGAGTGAATTCCCATGGCCCGCGCCAACAGCAACAACAGCATCGCAATCGACATCCAAGAGCCCGAAGTCGACCTGGTTCAGCCAGGCTCTGAAGTCGACCTGCACGAACTGGCGGCTGAAGAGGCTTTCATGAATGAGCCCGTCACGATCTACGTCCACCCGGTGTCGGACGAGAACGCGCCTCCCTACGTGATCCTGAACGTCAACGGCACCAACCAGCCGGTGGCTCGCGGCGTGAACCAGGAGATCAAGCGCAAGTTCGTCGAGGTTCTGGCGCGCATGAAGGAAACCAAATACCACCAGGTCAACAACAACCCGGCCGATCCGTCTGACCGTTCGCTGATCGGTCGCCAGGGTATGTGCTACCCGTTTGACCTGATCACCGACCGCAATCCCCGCGGTCGCGCCTGGCTCAACAAAGTGATGGCTGAGGCTGCCTAATGGCCGCAATGACGTTTCTGCAGCTGGCAGCCAAGACCTGCCAGGAGTGCGGCGTCCCATCGGCGCCCACGACTTGCCAGAACCAGACCGGCGAGATGGGGCGGATTGTCGATTGGGTCGTGCAGTCCTACACCGAGCTGCAGGAACTGCATGAGAACTGGAACTGGCTGATGGCCGATTTCAGTTTCAACACGACCGCCCAGCAGCAAAGCTACACGCCGGCCCAGGCAGGCCTGTCGGATCTGGGTATCTGGAATACCGACACGTTCCGCGCGTACACGGCCGGCAATAACTTCCTGGATGAACAGCTGGTGCTGCCGGTGGATTACCTGGTGTTTCGCAACCAGTACCAGTACGGGACGATGCGCACCACCTACGCGCGACCGGTCTGCTTTGCTGTCGAGCCAGGCACCAAGAACCTGCTGCTGGGACCGATCCCAGATTCGACCGGCTGGACGGTGTTGGGCAAGTATTACCGCTCGCCCCAGATCCTGTCGGCCGACACAGATGTGCCCAACATGCCGTCCAAGTACCACATGCTGATCGTCTACGGTGCCATGGTGAAGTACGGCTATTTCGAGGCAGCCGGAGAAGTGATCGCCAAGGCCGAAAAAGCCTACGCGCGCATGCTGTCCGCCCTGGAGATCGACCAGATCGGCACCATTGGATTCGGGGCGCCACTGGCGTAAGACATGGCACGCTCCCAAGGAATCCAACTCCCTCCCGTCGAGCGCGATGTCGTCGTCCTCAAGGGCGGCATGGACCAGGTCACGCCGACCATGGACCTCGATCCTGGATACGCGCGCAACTCGGTCAATTTCGAGGTACTGCCCACCGGTGGCTATGGCCGCATCCCTGGCTATGAGCGCTATGACGGGCATACCGCTTATCCGTCTTCAGCGACCTATCAGGTCATCCAGGTCACGGCATTTACCAACACGCCGGCCGCCAATCAGACGCTGACCGGTCAAACCTCTGGTGCCACGGCAACCATCATCTACGTGGCCACTGGATCGGCCACCTGGATGGCCGTGACAAAGATCACCGGCACATTCCAGACTGGTGAAGTCGTCAAGGTCGGAGCGACCACGATCGGCACAACCACCTCGCCGACCGTTGGCGTTTCGTCCCAGCTGGACGCTACCATCACCGCGGCGGCGGCCGACGTTTACCGCGCGCTGATCAGTCCGGTTCCGGGGGCTGGCCCAGTGCGTGGCGTCTGGCTGTACAACGACACGGTCTATGCCTTCCGAGACAACGCCGGAGGCACGCAAACCCTGATGTACAAGGCGACCACGTCCGGCTGGTCGCAGGTCACATTCGGCTCTTACATCACCTTCAGCGCCGGCACCGGCACCATTACAGACGGTGTAACCGTCACCGGTGCTACGTCCGGCGCGACCGGGGTCGTCTCGCGCGCTTGCGTGCAGTCGGGTGCCTGGGGATCGAACGCGGCCGGCATCCTGGTGTTCCAGTCAATCACTGGGACATTCCAGGCCGGCGAAGGCCTGAAAGTCGGCGGCACATCGCAGGCCACCTGTGGTGGTGCACAAACTGCCATCACCCTGAACCCGGGCGGAAAGTTTGAGTTCGTCAATGCGAACTTCTACGGCTCGCTGTCGACCTACCGGATGTACGGCTGCGACGGCATCAACCGTGCGTTTGAATTCGACGGCACAGTCTTTGTGCCGATCTTCACTGGATTCAGCCCTGACGCGCCGAAACACATCTGCGCACACAAGGGCTACCTGTTTGTCTCGGTGCAGACATCCATCGGATGGAGCGGGGCAGGACTGCCCTACAACTGGTCAGCCGCTGCAGGCGCCGGAACGATCGGCGCTGGAGACACCGTCACCGGCCTGCTGGTCTTGCCGGGTGCGCAAACCACTGGCGCCATGGCTGTGTACGGAGCGCAAAACACCTTCGTGCTGTACGGGACCGGGAACAGCTCCTGGAACTTCATTACCTACAACACCGGCGCAGGGTGTATCGACTACACCGCCTACAACATGGATGACGCCTATGCCCTGGACTACCGGGGCATTGTCAGCCTGAAGGCTACCCTGAACTATGGCAACTTCGACACGGTATCTCTGAGCAATCGCGTCAAGACCTTCGTCCTATCCGAGCTGACCAAGACGACCTATGCCTGCATCAACCGCGGCAAGAGCCAGTACCGGCTTTTCTTCAGCGATGGATGGGGTCTGTATGTCACCCAGGTCGATGGCCAGCAGTTGGGCTGCATGCCGGTGTGGTTCCCCAACCCGGTCAACTGCCTGGTGCAGTCCAGGCTGTCGTCGGGAACGGAAGTCACATTCTTCGGCAGCGCCAACGGCTACGTCTACCAGCTCGATGCCGGGACGTCGTTTGATGGCACAGCGATCAATGCCAGCTGCACGCTGGCCTGGAACTTCAACCGTTCTCCGCGCGTGCTCAAGCGCTACCGAAAGGCATCCGTTGAGGTCAACGGACCAGGCTATTGCGCGCTCGACTTCGGCTATTCCCTGCAGTACGGCAACAGCGCCTATGCCCAGGCCAATGGAACTCTGAATTACCCGTCTCAGTTCCAGCAGTCCAACTGGGACAGCTTCACCTGGGACGCATTCACCTGGGACGGCCAGACCCTGATCCCGAGTGAGTGCGAGATGCAGGGCACCGGCGAGAACGTCGCCATCACTTTCTCCTGCAACTCCAACGCCTTCAAACCCTTTACCGTGAATTCGGTGATCTTGCATTACAGCGCTCGACGCGCACTGAGGTAATCCATGGCGAATCCCTATTACACACACGGCTCGTACCCGGCGACGGGATCGGCCGGATCAAGCGCATCCTTGCGCGCTGAACTTGACGCCATTTCAGCTGGCTTTGCGTTGCTGCCAACGTTGGCGGGTAATGGCGGCCTCGTTATTGCCGTCAACCCAGGAGGCACTGCCCTGGTCGCCCAGAGCACGCTGGACGGTATCGTCATCGGTGGAACTACTCCGGCAGCTGCAACCTTCACCAACGTCACCGTCAATGGCACAGTAAACGGCACGACGATCCCGACGTCCAAGACCCTGGTCGATACCAACAGCGCGCAGACGCTGACAAACAAGGCGCTGACGCAGCCAACGATCTCGCAGATCGTCAACACTGGCACGCTGACCTTGCCTACAAGCACGGACACACTTGTTGGCCGGGCTACCACGGATACGCTGACAAACAAGACTCTTTTGGCAACTGGCACCAACACGGTTGAAGCTACCAGCGGCCCAAGCTCTTCTGCATTCACGCTTCGCAATAAGACCATCAATGGTTCGATGGTGATTGCACAGCGTCCTGCAACAGCTATTTCCGCTTCTACGCTCCAATACGGGCAGGTAGATCGATTCTGTTGCTACAACTTTGGATTCACGACAATCAGTGGTTTACTGGTGCAAGGGGGAGCGACTGGTAATCCAGCATCTTCATCTGGTTTTTCTTGTCAGCAGACCATTACAACTACTGGCACGGGAAGTATTCAATTCCGCCATCGCTATGAGTCCAACAACGTAGCCAACCTGAACAGCAAAACAATCACTTTTAGCTGCAAGGTTGGATTGGCTACGTCGCAGACGGTTTCGATCACGATCAACAAGGCCAACTCCCAGGACAACTTCTCTGCTACTACCACACTTGGCAGTACGACAACTGGAGCCATGACGGGCGGCACTGTGAGCTACAGCTTGGCGCTTGGTTCTTCGGATGCGAGCAATGGTCTTGAAGTCATTGTCCAGTTCAACAACATCGGCGCAGTGACTTCACAGCAGTATTACGTTGCTGACTGGCAATTGGAGCAGGGTCCAGTTGTTACCCCATTTGAGTCGCGTCCTATTGGACTTGAGTGGACTCTGTGCCAGAGATATTGGCAACAGCTGTTGTGGTCAGTGTCATTCAACGCTACGGGTGTTCAAGACGTTTACGCCTATGTGAACTACCCGGTCCCAATGCGAGCTTCGCCATCCCTTACGAGGACTTCCGGGAGCTTCACGAACTCATCATTGCCAGGCGCTGGAAGTGCTGGAGTTTACTACATGAGTGATCTAGCTAGGTCTGCAGCAGCAGGTGCATCGCTGACTACTTATGTTGCCCAATTGTCTGCGGAGCTATAAACCATGTACAAGCTGACCGACTCGACCAGCATCGTCCGTGACGATGGCACTACTATCCCTGCCGATCCCGCTAACTCGGATTACGCCGTATATCTGGAATGGCTTGCTTCCGGAAACACTCCACATCCAGCAGACCCCATTCAATCATTGACGCCTCAGCAACAGATCGACGCTCTAGAGCGTGAATCCATGATCCCACGCATCACACGAGAATTCATGTTGGCCCAGGCTGTGATGACGGCGGCGTCACAGAACATCACGGCTGACCAGCTGTACCAGATGAACATCGGCTATCGCAAGCTGAAGGATCTGGATAATCAGATCGCGGCACTGCGCAACTTGATTGTGTGACGCCATGATGTTCCTGCATTTTCTTCTTTGGTATTGCATCTATGCCGTTGTGTCTTTGTTTTCGTTGTGGGTCTATTACCTCGCCGTGATGAACCTCAAGCGTGTCAACGATACGCAGGGGCTGAATGCGCCGTCAAAAGACCTGGGCGCCATCGTCCTGGCGATCGGGTACTTCCTGGACTTCAATGCCGACATCGGCGTGATCACGGTCATCGGCTTTGAGATGCCCAGCGAGCCGACCGTGACGGCACGACTCAAGCGTTGGAAGGCCAGCGGCAACTGGTGGCAGCAAAAGGTGGCGTATGCGATCAAGCCGATCCTGGACCCGTTTGATCCGTCTGGCGTGCACATTGACTAGACCAAGGGGAATGATCTGCGACTAGAATCTCGTCCAGATAAATCCGTCCAAAAACAGGCCGCCCAGCGTCAAGCTCGGCGGCTTTTTTTTCTTGCCCGAGAAAACCATGCATGACCAAGACCCCAGCTGGTTCATCTGGGTGAAGACTGGGGTCGCGTGGGCGCTGATGTCGATCAGCAGCCTGACCGCTTCCCAAGTCGCCACCTGGATGACGATCACATTCACCGCCATCAATATCTACGTCACCGTCCGCGACAAGCTGATGCGAGACAATGGAGATGAGAAGTGATCGGTCTGTGGGTCATGTGGCCGTACCTGATGTGTCGGTTTTGGTGGTGACAGGGGAATCCTAAAACCATAGAATCCCGGGCAGGTTAGTCCGTCCAAATTTCAGCCGCCTGAGCATTGCGCTCGGCGGCTTTTTCTTTTGTGGAGCCTCTATGGCCGATACTGCAAATGCCGGCGTAGTAGCGGGCAACAACTTCAACGGTTCCGGTATGACCGGCTATACAGCGCCGTCCACGACACCGAACACCACGGCCCAATCCGTCAACGTCCAGTCAACGCCCGACATGCAGGTCGGAACGAACCAGACGGTTTCCGGCCAACTCAACGGCCTGATCGCTTCCAACTCCCCTTACATGCAGCTGGCACGCAGCAATGCGATGCAGACCGCCAACGACCGCGGCCTGATCAACTCGTCCATGGCGGCTGGTGCTGGGGAGTCTGCCGCGATCAGCGCGGCCTTGCCGATTGCACAGCAGGATGCGCAGACCAGCCAGGCGACGGCCCTGGCCAACTTCAACGCCAAGCAATCCGACGCATCGCAGAACGCGACGGCAGCCAACCAGGCGAACCTGGCCAACCTCAACGCATCGACGACGCTGCAGAACACGGCGATGAACAACGCCACCGCGCTGCAGCAGACCAACATGAGCACGTCGGCCCAGTCGGCGATTGCGGCCGGCCAGGCAGCGATGCAACAGCTCAACACCAACAGCTCCGCGGCCAACAACCTGTTCAACACTTACCAGCAGGAAATCACCCAGATCGAGCAGAACACGTCGATGGACGCAAATGCGAAGTCTCAGGCGATGAACAACCTGCAGCAGCAATTCGCTGCCCAGATCCAGGCGATGAACAAGGCGACCCCTGGCATCCCTGACGTATCGACCTACCTGTCCAACCTGAATTTCGGCACGTCCGGCTCGGCCTCGACGGCAGTTCCGAACTATGGCACGACGTCAGCCGTCACGGCTCCTGCGGCTGCACCGGCTCCAGCGCCTGCGCCATCAACGTCTAACTTCTGGGCTCAACAAGCAGACGGCGAGCGCTGATGATGGAACTCATTTCCCAGGATCAGCTGCGCGGCAAAGTCCATCGCCTGGAAAACATCATGCTGCAGCTGCCGCAGGTGGAGATGAAGGTGGTGCACCACTTTTCTGCCGGTGTCTACGCCCGCGAGCTGCACATCCCAAAGGGCGTCGTACTGACCGGGGCCATCCACAAGTACGAAAACCTCAACATCATGTCCAAGGGCGACCTGACAGTGATGACCGAGAACGGCCCGGTGCGCGTCCAGGCACCGTTCACCCTTGTGTCGCCCGCTGGCACCAAGCGAGTCGCCTACGCCCACGAGGACACCATCTGGACGACCATTTTCGGCACCGATCTGAAAGATCCCGAGGAAGCCGTCAAACACTTCACGACGAACGACGAGCAGGCCTACCTGCAGTTCCGTGAGGAATTACTTGCGATTGGAGAATGAAATGGCTGTTGGAGTATCAGCAGTTTTCGCGGCCGACGTTGTGACGGCCGGCATGGTCGCCACCGCAGTGGCAGACGCTGGCATGGCCTTGTCCGTCGTTGGCGCCGTCACTGGAAACAGTGATCTGACCAAGTTGGGCGGCGTGATGGGCCTTGCCGGTGGTATCGGCGGCTTGATCAATGGCGGCAGCTTTGCATCCATGGGGTCTGACATCGCGTCCAGCGGAAACGATGCCGCAGGGTTTGCCAGCCTGGAATCTGATGCTGCGAATGCCGGATCATCTGCTGGCCTGTCTGGCGCGGATTCCATCAGCAATGCCTGGGAATCAAACTTTCCGACCAATACCGCCACTGGCATCCAGGTTCAGGACAGTGCAATCCAGAACGGAACGGCACAAGGCGGAACGGCTGCAGTGCAGGGTGCTGGCGGAAACGTCAACCCCGTCACAGGACAGGTCAACTCTGCTGCGCCGGCTGCCGCAGCGACGGGAGATCCGACAGGCATGTCGGGTAACTACGCGAGCGACGGCCAGACGGCAGGATCTGGCGTCGATGCTGGCCCAGCTCGTGCACAGCAAGGCCTGATGTCCCAATTGGCATCCCAGCTCGGATCTACCTGGAGCAAGCTGGACCCGCGCGTTCAGGCAGAAATCGCCAAGTCGGTGATGGCAGTGCCCGGTGGTATCCAGAACCAGGCCAACGTTGCCAAGCAGCTGGCGATCTCCCAGCAGAACGCTGACGCCAACACGGCGCGTGTTGCTCAGACCTCCTACGGCAACCAAGTGCCGGGCCTCATCAACAAAGCACAGGTGGCCTAATCATGCCCATCGGACAAGCATCTAACCCCATTCTGCAAAAGGCCGAGCAGGCGCTGATCGCCAAAGTCCCCCAGCAGATGCAGCAGGGATTCCAACAGGTTGTCACCGCCGATCACCGACTGCCCATAGAGAGGCTGAGACTGCCAAGGCACACAGGGGATAGG